ACCAGCATTAGCAAGATGCCGTAATTTACTTGCTGGCACTATCGGGGCAATTCCTTTAGAACTTTACAAAAAATCTACTAATGAAGAATTAGGCTCACCTGCATGGTTAGAGCAACCTTCATACTCACAGCCACGATCTGTAACTATTGCGTGGACTGTTGACTCACTTTTGTTTTACGGTCAAGCATTCTGGAAAGTTGTAGAAGTTTATACAGAAGATGGCCGACCATCTCGCTTTGAGTGGATTGCTAATCATAGAGTAACTGCAACACTAGATAGCACAAATACTTTTGTTAAGTCTTACGCAGTTGATGGCACTACATTGCCGATGGATGGATTGGGATCTCTAATTACATTCCAGTCATTATCTGATGGCATCCTTAACACTGGCGTTTCAACAATTCGCTCTGCAATCGATGTGCAGAAAGCGGCAACAATAGCTGCATCAACTCCAATGGCATCTGGTTACATTAAAAACACAGGCGCAGACTTAGATCCTAAAGAAGTTCAAGGATTATTAGCAGCATGGAAGAACGCTCGTAATAATCGTTCTACTGCTTATTTAACTTCTACTTTGGAATACAACGCAGTCTCATTCTCACCTAAGGACATGATGTACGGGGATGCGATTTTCAACCTTGCTACAGAATGCGCCAGATTGTGCAATGTCCCGGCTTATTATGTTTCAGCAGATCAGAATAACTCAATGACTTATGCAAATGTGCAAGATGAGCGCAAGCAATTCTTGACTTTATCTCTACAGCCATTTATTACAGCGATTGAAGATCGCCTATCAATGGATGACATTACTGCTCACGGAAATGTTGTCAAGTTTGACATTGACAAGAACTTCCTGCGCACTGATCCACTTCAAGAGTTAGCAGTAATTGAAAAACTACTAACCCTTAACCTTATTACTCCAGAGCAAGCGATGGAGATGACAGACCTAACACCTAACGGAAACAATGGTATGGAATGAATCAAATAATCACATTCTCAGCTGATCTAACAGCAGACTCAGCCAACCGCACTATCTCAGGCAAGATCGTACCTCTCAACATTGAGGCCGGATCGACCAACATGGGTAAAGTAATCTTTGAGTCTGGATCAATCGAAATCGCAGATCCTAAGTCGATCAAACTTCTAAATCAACATGATGTGAAGAAACCTTTAGGTCGCGGTGTTACATTCTCTGAGTCAGAGGATGCAATCCACGCAGTATTTTCAATCAGTCGCTCACAGCGCGGCACTGAGGCTTTGATCCTTGCTGAAGAAGGATTACAGTCAGGGTTAAGTATCGGTGCAGAAGTTATCAAGTCAAAGATCAAGGATGGCGTGATCCATGTATCCGCTGCTCGCTTGGTCGAAGTAAGTTTAGTGACAGAGCCAGCCTTTAAGTCTGCTCAAGTTACTGAAATTGCAGCAGAAGAATCTGCTGTAGAAGAAACAATCCAACCAACAGAAAGCGAGACAGCCACCGTGGAAAACACCACTCCAGCAGTCGAAGCAACACCAGTTGAGGCTCCAGCGGTTGAAGCTGCTCGCCCTACTGTTTCAGCAGCATACTACACAAAGCCACGCATTGAAGTTACAGCAGCCAAGTACGCTGAGAACTCAATCCGCGCAGCACTAGGTGATGAGGATGCTCGTCAATACCTACGCGCAGCAGATGACACAACAGATAACGCAGGTCTAGTACCAACACGCCAACTATCTGAAATCATCAACCCACTATCTACAACAATCCGCCCATCTATTGATGCAATCTCTCGTGGAGTGCTTCCAGATGCAGGTATGACTTTTGAGATCCCAAAGATCACACAGGCACCAACAGTTGCTATTGAGCCAGAAGGCGATGCATTTTCTGACACAGATCAGAATGCTGCTTTCCTATCTGTATCAGTACAGAAGTACGCAGGACAACAGACATTCTCTGTTGAATTGCTAGATCGTACATCTCCAGCCTTCTTCGATGAGCTAGTACGCAACATGGCAGCAGCTTACGCAAAGGCAACAAACGCAGCAGTTAACGCAGCACTTATTACAGGTGCAACAGCAGACGGTACAACTACAGTTACATACCCAACAGCAGCAGAATTGCTAGGCGTTGTAGCTCGCGGATCAGCTTCTGTTTATGCAGCAACAGCAGGACTTCCAAATCCATTTGCTCGCAACATGATTGTATCAACAGGACAATGGTCAAACATTATGTCACTTAATGATGCAGGTCGCCCAATCTACACAGCATCACAACCAATGAACGCTGGTGGTCAAGTAGCACCAACATCATTGACAGGTAATGTTGCAGGACTAAACCTCTATGTTGATCCAACAAACGCTGGCGATGGCGATGGAACAATCCTTATCGTTAACCCAGATGCATACACATGGTACGAGTCACCAACTTACCGCTTGCGTGCCGAGTCAACAGCTAACGGATCAGTAACTATCGGTTACTACGGATTCGGAGCAATCGCAACTAAGGTTGCAGCTGGCGCATTCAAGAACAACAAGCAGTAATAAACTCACTAAGTCGCTCTAGGGGTCAGTAGCCCTCTGACCCCTAGAGTCTTTAGAAAGGATTGCAAATGGCACTAACGACAGTCAGCGAGTTACGCACTACGCTTGGTGTTGGCACCCTGTATCCAGATGCAACCTTGCAAGAAGTTTGTGATGCCACAGATGCAGTCTTGCTTCCAATGTTATGGGCTAATACTAATTTTGCTGTAGCACATTCCAATGTAGGAACTGTTGGAACTTTGTATTTTGATTTTATTATTACTGATGAATTTTATGTAGGTCAATCAATAAATGTCGAAGGCGCAGGAGCCAAATTTAACGGCAACAAAACAGTTACAGGTGTTTCAGATAGAAGTATTACAGTCACAACATCTCATTTAACTGATACTCCAAAGCACCCAATCAATCCTTTTGCACTTGTAAAGTCTGAGACTTACACAGATTGGGCAGATGATAAGGCAGTACAGCAAGCAGCGTTGATGGTATCTGTAGAAATCTGGCAAGCAAGAACCGCTACCCTTTCGGGTTCTAACGCCATTGATTTCCAGCCAAGCCCTTATCGAATGAGCGCTCAGCTTCTCGCTAAGGTGCGAGGATTGATCGCACACGCACTTGATCCGCGTTCGATGGTGGGATAATGCCAGTTGCAGTCACAACCCTTCGCACCACATTAGCCACAGCATTAGTAGATAATGCTAAGTGGCAGACATTTGCCTTTCCACCTGCAACTGTCTTGGCTAACTCTGTGATCGTGTCTCCAGATGATCCTTATCTGACTCCGAGCAATAACCAGCACATCACCATTAGCCCTATGGCTAACTTTAAGATTATTATGACTGTGCCTTTGTTTGATAATGAAGGCAACCTAAACGGTATAGAAGATACAGTTTGTGGCGTGTTTGCTAAGCTCGCTGCATCATCTTTAACCTATAATGTAAGCGCAATAAGCGCACCTAGTATTCTCAACGCTGCTTCGGGTGACCTACTCAGCTGTGAGATGTCCGTATCAATCCTTACGAGTTGGAGTTAAAATGTCCGATTGGGAAAAAGAGAACGAGGCCTTTCTGATCAAGATCGGACAGGTTGAAAAATCAGCACCAAAACCAACACTAACTAAGAAAGACGAGGAATAATCTCATGAGCGTATTCTTGAATAACAAAGTCGGGGTCAAAATTAATTCAGTGGACCTGTCCGATCACTGTACAGCAGTAACAATTAACCGAGTATTTGATGAACTAGAAGTAACTGCGATGGGTGACTCAAGTCACAAGTTCGTAAAGGGCTTAGAGTCATCAACAGTAACTATCGACTTCCTAAACGACACAGCAACAGCAAATGTATTGGCAACACTACAAGCTGCATGGGGAACAACAGTCACAGCTGTATTCCTACAGGAAAAGGGAACAGCAGTATCTGCTACAAACCCTCTTTACACTGTATCCTTGCTAGTCAATAACACAACAGACATTAACGGTGCTGTTGGAGACATTGGCACACAGTCAATTACATTTACTGCTAACTCAACAGTTGCAGTAACAACAACAGGTACATTCTAAACAATTAAACAAAGGGGCTGAACATGGCAAAACTAAAGATCGTTCGACAAGATGGAAGTGTATTAGAAGGCGAGATTACTCCAGCAGTGGAGTATGCGTTTGAGATGTATGCTAAAAAGGGTTTCCACAAGGCTTTCCGTGATGAGGAAAAGCAATCGGATGTCTATTGGCTGGCATGGGAAGTCACACGCAGATCAGGTGAATCTGTTAAGCCATTTGGGATGGACTTCATCGAGACATTGAAAAATGTTGAGGTGCTTGATTCCGACCCTTTAGCTTAAAGCGCGATCTTCCGTTCACCTACCTTATTGCTAGGCTAAGCATAAGGTTAGGGATCGCGCCACAACATTTATTAGAGTTAGATCAAGTAATGCTAGATGCGTTACTGCAAGGTCTAAAGGATGAAGCAAAGGAGATCAGAGATGCAAATAACCATCGAAAGCAACGCTGATCTTCGCAAGGCCTTGCGCCGCTTTGCTCCAGACTTAGAGAAGGCACTTAAGAAAGAAATAGCAAGTGTGCTTAAGCCAGTGGTAAGACAAGCTAGAGGTTTCGTGCCATCTATTGCACCCTTAAGCGGCTGGGCTCCTAGAGCATTTAACGAGGGATTCTTTCCTGTTTATAGAGCTTCTGAAATCAAAGCTCGCATCGGATACAAAACCACAGCATCAAAGGCTAACTCTAAAGGATTTACTTCTCAGGCTAGTATCTTTAACGCTTCACGCGCAGGTGCGATTTATGAAAGTGCTGGCAGAGCAAATCCTCAAGGTCAAGTTTGGGTCGGCCCTAAAGGTACAGGCAAGGGAAGTCGATCAAGAAACCCTAATGCTGGTCGTCAATTTATCGATGCCATGCCACCATTGACAGGCAGCCTCAAGGGGCGCGGTCGGTTGATCTTCAAAGCATGGTCACAGAATCAAGGTCGTGCAGAAGGCGCAGTTCGTAAAGCCATCTCTACAGCAGAATTAGAATTAGTAAGACGATCCAAGTCATCTAGTCTTAGGAGAGTTGCCTAATGAACATTCAAGAAGTAATTAACATTGCATCCAAGTTTGATGCTAAAGGATTTAAGCAAGCCGAAACTGCAAGTGAGAAACTGGGAAGAACTGTAAAGAATCTTGCCGGCACTCTAGGTCTAGCCTTTGGTACTGCCGCTGTTGTAGCTTATGGCAAGGCTTCTGTAAAAGTAGCACTGGCATCTCAAGCCGAGCAGGAAAGACTTAACAATCTTCTCAAGGTAACTACTGGAGCAACTCAAGCCCAGATCGACATTCTTAATGAGCAAGCCACAGCACTTGAGCGCATCGGTGTTGTAACTGCTGGAAACATCAAAACAACTCAATCTCAGTTGGCTACATTTGATCTACAGATTTCTACAATCAAGACTTTAACTCCAGCCATCCTAGATTATGTAACAGCCGAAAAGGGTGCTACTGCATCCGCAGCTGAGTTTAAGTCTATGACCAATGGTTTGGCTCAAGCACTAAACGGCAACTTTGTATCCTTAACTAAAACTGGCTTTGTGCTAGATGATGTAACTAAGAAAATGATTAAAGAGGGAACTGAGACAGAACGCGCAGCAGCCTTAGTCAAAGTCCTTAACTCTACTTACAAAGACTTTAACGCAAGCCTTCGAAACACAGACTCAGGCAAGATGCAGGTGCTTGCTAACACTGCTCAAGAAGTCCAGACTATTATCGGTACTGGAATCATTGACTCATTAAAGTTACTAAGCAACGATAAGACTATTGAAAACCTTGCCAATAGCATGAGAAGTTTTGCCACCTCTGTCTCTGACACTTTAATCGGCATCTCATTGTTTATCAATGAATTAAAGAAGATTCCAATCCTAGGCAGGGCTTTATCAGGTGTCTTTGACAACTTAGGCTCTGGGCTTATCTTTACAGAGATGGGCAAGGCTTATCGTGAGCGCCTTGAGTACAACAAGAATGAGCATAAGTCTAAACAACAGATCCTTAAGATAGATACTAAGGCCGACAAGTTAAGCAAGACTCAACTTTCGACTCAAAAGAAACTGCTAACTAATCAGAAGCAGATTGCAGCTGAGAAGAAGAAGCAAGAAGTCCTAGATAAGGCTTCCCTACTTCTAGCGCAAGGCCAGAAGGTATTTGACGAAGAAGGAATCCAATTAGCCGCTGCTGCTCAAGGCAAGCTGACAGAAGAAGAACGCACTCGCTTAGCTCTAAAAACTGACATCTTTAACTTAGAGGCTGCGATCAATGAAGGCAACATAACAG